CATAAACACCCCATTGCTCTGGGAATTTTTGCGTTGTACACTTTTGATCCGGGTGTCTGGTACGCCTGACACGCTGCAATCGGCGTTGCATCCGGCACATCCGTACGATCCGGGTCTATTACTATTCTTTAGGGGTTAGTAGGTGTATAAAAGGATAGCAATGACCCCGGATTGCTTGGCACATCCGGCTAGGCCCCTGCACGCCCCAGTATGTACAGGTCCAACTGCAGTTGTGTCTTGACTGCCTCGCACAAACCCAGTGCCTTGGCTAGTCCTGCCGCCGTAGGCTCCGGCCCAGCAATGACCAGAGTGGACTGATCATCGCCGGACGGATCCTTTTCATAGCACACCACAAGGTTAGGGTGTCGCGACTGCAACTCCTCGATGATTCCGGGGGTGGTTACCCAGGCCAAGTTGGGTGATTCTTCTGCACTCATTCTTCGTCATCATAGTGGTTTCGCAAACGCAGACCCTTGAGACCACGCTGACCCCCTGACGGTCGGTACCGGCGCAGGTTCCACGTGCTTTCCTGCTCCAGTTTGACCGTAAGTTGGTTGCGACTGACGTGCATGCCTCTGACCTTGTTCCTTGAGAGCCAATGCTCCCACTGACTCCACACCATTTCGGTGGCTACGAAGCCGTTTTCGTCTTGGACAAACCGTCCTGCTAGGAAACTATCGAACGGGTTGTTGGTATACAGGTAGAGACGAAGGGCTTCTTTGCTAGCCTCAGGCATTGGGAAGCGGCTTTTTGGGTCCTCAGCGGTCTCAACCTTGTGTGCACCCTCTACTGCCCATGCTGCAATGCCCGGAAGTTCCTGTCGCAACTTGTCGATTAGGCGCTCATCGCTCTTCTTGAGGAACGAAACCTCGAACGGCAGCACCAGCATCTTGCTGCTGAGCCCCTGACCCTTGTTGGGCAACTGCGGAATCTCGTTGGCCTGCACCATAGGCTTAGCCCCGATGGTCACATTGCGGATCATCGGCAACCCTTTACGGTCAATGTCGATGCGATCCTGCCCCAACACACTCTTGAGGACCTGCGTACACCGCTCACCCTCCTTGTTATCCAACTCGCTGACCTCGTGCACGCACATAACACGTGCCGCCTGCAGCCCGTCCAAGCCGAATCGGTTGGCAAGGCTGTACAAACTGGTACCCACGTAGGCATCCAAGCCCAACAGAGTCTCCAACACCTTGGCAATCGTGCCCTTACCCGACCGCACCTTGCCGTACATCAGCAACCAACGGGCGTACCGGTTGTGTGGCAGCAGACAATACCCAAACCATCGCTGCAGCAGGTCCTTCCAAGCGTCGTCATTACCGCTCCAGTCGTTCAGACACCGGTGCCACGTAGGGCATTCTGCGTGGGGGTCGTAGTCACAGGGGACAACTACAGGGTCGAAGTATGTCTCGTCCCTCTCCATCGCCACAATCGAGTCGCCCTCTACGCTGACGATCTGATTTTCGAAACTGATAGTGCTCTCAGGATCAATGTCCTCGCTTCTTCCTAGAAAGCAAGGTATCTTGGTGTGGGGAATGCGTGTCTTGGCGGTAACAGCCTCGACAACATTGCTGACCTTTGCGGAATCAACTCCGTATCGTGCAGCGACAACTTGTCCGTTTACGGAGCGGCTGACGTAGAAGTCTTCTAGCAAGACCCAGCACGTGTCTCGAAGCCAATCCATGTCTCTAATAACCCACTTGTACCCTTCCCATACGTACAAGTCTCCGTTGTAAGTCCACAACCCAGGGCGTTTCTGCGGGGTTCGAAAGTGTGATCGCAATAACGCATCTGCGATCTTTGCCGGCTCAGCGTGTTGAACCGGGTTAGACTGTGTTCCAATCATGAGGTACTCCTTTGGCTTATAATTACTTTGATGCTGCCCGGAACCGCCCGGACAATCTCGTCGAGATCAGTGGCGGGGACGCTATGGTCAACGACCGCAACAGGGTGTCTGCAATCACCGGTGACTTTCTTCCCGAAGATAGCGTTGAGATGTTGAAAGTCATATATGATCCTGAGTTGGAGTTGAAACCGACGGGTGTGTCCACCAAAACCGGAGGCACCACTACTGGTAAGACAGACACCACGAAGCCGAAAAAGAAGACCCAACAACCAACCACTTCTACACCCGCCGCTCCTGCTTCGCAACCTGCAGGACAAGATCAGTTTGGTCGAACTGTTGTCAACGGCATGATTACGCACGATGCAATGGGCACTCCCCTTGCACGCCCCGTTCCTGTCGGTCCTGATATTGGCTTCAAACGACCTGCGCAAGGAAGCACCCCTGACCAGCGAGCCCGCGGAGGCAAAGGCCGTTCTAGAGACCGCGCGATTGATATCGCCCAAGGTGAAGCAGATCCGATGGGCAGCATGGACGGCAACACTAAGAGGCTGTTTGATAATATTGAAGGGCAAGCAAACTTTCTTTTGGGTAAGTCCAACGGAGAAAACATTCCCTCGGTGATCTCCACCCTGCGGCGTAAGTTTGGTAGTTCGGCGGTCGATGCTTTTATTGACAACGCCACAAGCGACGACTACAAGCAAGACGCTCTTTTCAAAGACATCTACGAAGGCTCGGCTTCGTTCCGTCGTAGACAACGCGAAGAAGGTCGTGACCCTCGAGAACCCCAACGACGCAGAGCAGAGAAGCGATTTACCGAAGGCGCAAAGGTTGCCGCCAACTCGGAAACAGATTCTATCAACAAGACTTTGGACTACTTGGTAGACAGCGGCTACCTTAGCGCTGGTGAGGTTGCACCTGCACCAAGCACTTCCGACGGCACCATGCAGCCTCCGCAACCACAGCCAAGCACCGTCCCCGCCAAACTGCGTAGACCTACCGACGCGGAGATGAACGCACCTGCAGGACAAGGCCCCTCCGTTTCGGACGCTATAGATGAAGCCCTTAGGGCTCGAAACTTGCAACCCAAACTTCCTTCTGGATTTACGGACACACCGCAACCAGACCCCTCGCGCGCGACCGGGGCACCGCTTCAAGTAGCCCCTAGCCCGCAAGGCGGCAATCCCGCACCAACGATTGAGAAGTTTGTTTATCCCGAAGCGGCGCTTGAAGACTTGTTGGAGAGCGAAAGACGGAGACGTAATCCCCAACTTCCACCACGCGAGGGGCAGACAAGCGAGAACCCCCAACGGTCTTTGAACGATCTTCTTGATGAAATCCTCCAACGATTCAAGTACGACCCGGATGAATTCACCCGGTTCAACGATCGACGATAATACCAGGTATACCAGGCATGAGCAACTCGAATACTGACCAAACTTTCATTTCTTTTGGTGCAGGCGTTCGTCTGATGGCGGAGGACTACTACATCGAGGCTATGGGGAACGGCGTAACTAAACGTGGTTTCAGGGCTTTATGTCGAAACCTGATGGTCCCCATGATTGAGATTGGCAACACCCGCTACGTCGACATGCTGCGGTTTGAGATCGCTATGACTGCGATTCTTCGCATCGGAGAGGACGACTTCTTTACCCCAGGCTGCAAGTCTTCTGCCCAGAACCGCATTCCCAAACGGGGCAAGACCAAACTCGATCCAGAGAAAGTCCTCGAGAACTACGAACTGATCGCATCCGAACTCCTCGCCGCCAAGCGCGTAAACGGAGTCGAACTTACCCGTGCGGTGCAGCAATCTACACGGGCTGCTGCAGAGAAGATGCGAGATATGGCCTTCCAACTCGCGCCGTCACGTGCACAGAAGCGACGGGCTAAGGATCTCAAACTATGACTCCCCCAGAAGAAATCAAAAAGAAGGTCGGTGAGGTTGTCAAGTCAACCCCTGACGACGCTGTGGTGGGCTTTTTTAGTATGGACGGGGCTGCCGCAGGCATCCAAGCCTCCATGTTTGATGTGAAGGAGGAAGTCGAAACGACTATCCAACACATCCGGGACGCGGACGCAAAGATTTCTTTGGCCGGACTGCGACATTTTAGAACCATCATGAAA